TCAGGTAATGTTTTCATTACTTCAACACAATCCCCATTTAAAATTTTTCCTGTTTCTATCATTCCTTTTTTTGTTTTTTATAATGATAATAAATAAATAATTAAAAGTCCAGCAATAATAAATGAAGTTGTTATTACTATTGCCATTCCAAATATTTTAGAGTTACGTTTTACCTGTTCCTCCGATCTTCCTTGCCATTCATTCCTATCCCATTTCATTCCCGTACATTTTTTTTAGATAGTTTATTAAATTTAAAAATTCAGGTACTTGTCCATGCTTATGTTTATAGTAATTGTCCATTTTATTAGTATTTAAACCATATTTCTTATCGTGACCTAATCTATCCTCAACGTGTTTTATTTTAACGTCTTTATTTAATATAATTCCTATTTCTTTAAGAATATCTAAATTACTTAATCTAAAACGTGTTCCAATGTTAAAAATTTGATTTATAACCTCATCATCAAACATTAAGTCACATATTACTTTTACGTTATCATACACATACATCCATTCTCTTACCTGTTTTCCATCACCATAAACAGGTATTGAGTTACCCTCATTAATTGATCTCGTAATTGTTGGAAGGAATTTCTCTTCAAATTGATGTTCCCCAAAATTATTACAAGTTCTTGTGATTAAGTATGGTAACCCATATGTTCTATTTGCGGAAATAACTAACATATCAGAAGCCGCTTTAGTTGATGAGTAATAGGAACTTGGTTTAATCTTATCTTCCTCTGTTGCAGTATGGTTTATTGCAAAATGATCATCCATATCCCCATAAACTTCATCAGTTGAGATGTGAATAAATTTCTTAAGATTTTTATTATTTCTTGAAATCTCCAGCAAATTGAATGTCCCTTCCACATTAGTTCTAACAAATGGTAACCCGTCTTTAATTGAATTGTCTACATGGGATTCCGCAGCAAAATGAACTATGTAGTCAAATTCACCAAGTTCATCCGCCCTAACCTCACAAATATCTTTTTGTAGAAATGAAACATTATGTTTAATGTTTTTTCTTTTACCAGCATAAGTCAGTTTATCAACACAAAGAACATCACATTCAAAGTTATCTAATAAGTAATTTATAAATGCGGAACCTATAAAACCCGCTCCTCCTGTTACTACTATTTTCATTTTTTCTCTAATATTTCAATGTGATGTTGTAAATACCATAACGCCTTCTTTAGGTCCTGTAATTCTTTATCAGAATCTTTTTTACCGGCTCTTGAGATGTATTTTACCGTATTACCTAAACTAAAACCTAATTCCCAAGCATCAATAACCTTGATTGCCTCATAAGGATTATTTTTTCCTCCATAGTGTTGAGGATGATCCACTTGCTCTATTTTTGGTGTGGGACACTGACAAAGTCCAGTCCCACCACATACACATTCTTTCAAATTATCCATTACGATTCCTCCTCTCTATATTCTTTTAATAACTCTTCATTAGTTATGGTTCCATATTTACCAACAAGACCATCCATATCAACAAACGAAGACATCATGTGTTTTGCATTATATATCTGTTCCGTAACATCAAGAGATTTAACAATCTCACGAATGATTTTGTAAGGATCCGCATTTGATCCTGGTCTACGATCTTCAACATAACCTTTCCATTCTTTTGCCGTATCTTGAGGAACTCTAATTGATGCCCCACGATCAGATACACCCCAACTAAATTTGTCAATTGATTGAGTTTCATACTCACCAGTTAAACGAAGGTTGTTGTTAGATCCATACGCTTTAATATGGTCTTGGTGTCTTGATTCAAATGCATTAAATAAAGCCATAAAATATTTCTCATTCCCCTCGTTTCTCATCATATCTGTTGAGAAATTTGTGTGAAGACCTGATCCATTCCATTCTCCGTGGGTTAATGGTTTCGGATGTAGTTCAATATGATATCCGTATTTTTCCGCCATCTTGAATAAGAAGTAACGGGTCATCCAAAGATCGTCACCACCTTTATGTTTTCCTTTTGAAAACACTTGATATTCCCACTGACCTAAAGCAACCTCAGCATTTATACCGGTAATATCAATTCCGTAGTTTAAACACATTTCTAAATGTTCTTCAACAAAATCACGACCAACAGCATTATGTCCCACACCACAATAGTATTCTCCCTGACCTTTAAGAATGTTTCTTTTGTGACCTAAAATGTTTCCGTTAATCTCTTCACGAATGAAGTATTCCTGTTCAAATCCAAACCAAATATCCTCAAAGTTATCACCAATCTGAGATCTTTTATTAGATTCATGTGGACTACCATCAGGATTTAACACTTCACATAACACATACACAGTATCATTTACGAATGGGAATCCATGAGTTTTATATTGTCTAACAGGTTTTAAAAGACGATCCGAATTTCCTGTTTCCGCTTGCGATGTCGATGACCCATCAAAATTCCACACCGGAATATCTTTTAATTCCATAGGGACTTCACTTTCAACAATTTTAACTTTACTTCTAAGGTTTGGTTCTGGTTTGTATCCATCAAGCCAAACATACTCTAACTTAATTTTCATTTGTTTTCATTTATGTAATTTATTATTTCTTCTTTTGATTTTCCTTCGTTATACATTCTATAAACATCCCTTGAGAAATCATCTCTCAAAAATGCAGCATCAACACTTAGATATCTTTCAATATCATAAATGTGTCTTATAATAAGTTCTTTTGTGAAAATTCTTTTATTGAACCCCATTTAAATTAGATTTAAGGGTTTCGGATTTTTTTTCTGTTACGCTTTTAATATAAGCCTTTCTGATTTCTCTACCTAACTCCATATCATTTGGTAGATCCTTAATTAATTTTTCAATTAATTTGTCAAAATTTTTATCCATATTAAGAATTTAATTGTTCCTTGTTCTTTTTGTAGTTTTCCAACATTTGTACTTGGTTTACATAACTAATCAACTTTCTTTTGAAAAGAGGTAAAAGTGTCTCATTAATCGGAAACTCACCCTCACAACTCATTTCAAATAGAGGTAACTTTGATTTATTTTCTATGTTCCATTGACTAAATGTATTTATAATTTTTGTAATTGTCAAATTATTTTTTTTATCTGAATATATTAAATTCACTAAAGTTTTACTTTCAGGTGATTTTTTATTAACAGGTTTAATATCATACTCCCAAACATAATGCATCTCATCTTTACGGTTAATATAATAAAAATAACCTTTTTTTTCTAAAACTTCATTTTTGTTTTTCTTTAACTTCATCACAATACTATCAAAAACTATTTCCCAAACAGATTTTGCAATATTAAAGTATTCTAACATTCTTGGAGCACTATACGAAAGTATTTTTGTGAATTCAGCCATTTCATCACTTTCTAGTGTTGGGATTTCTTTGATCTTTAAATCTTTAACAAGTAACTCATCATCTATTGTTGAAAATTTCTTATCAGTATAGATTATTTTCTTATCTTTAATTAAGGTTTGGATATTCGCTAAATGTAATGATAATTCAATGAAACTTGGATACAGTTCCATGTTGTCTAATTTTTCTCCCATCTTTTGGAAGTACGATAATAACTTGTATTCTTTGTGCTCTTGGTCAATAGGTTTTTCAAACATCCATTCGGTGTTCATTAAAAACTCTATTTTTTTCTTTCTTCCCATTACACATAAAGATAATAATATTTTTCTATTCTGTAAAGATATTAGTCAATTCTAAAGACAACGTAGTTTGTATTATCGACTCTAATTTCATCATAAGTTCCGTCATAACTTGCCAATGTACCATAATCCGATTCACTTACTAATTGATCCTTTAAACCTCTTACATCTACAAATTGTTGATACTCCATACCATAGTCGTCCAACCATCTAACAGGATCATCTTTTATTTCATCCATTTTTTCTTCAACTTCTCTTTCAACAGTACTGTCATCAAGATCACCATCCGGATTATCTTTTATTGTTTCTATCTCATCATTAATATCAACAATTCTTTCAGAAATATTTTCTGACATTTCATCCCAATCAATATCTTCATATACCGGATTCTTGAGAGTTGGCGTCCCATTTAATAAAACCGTACTATTACCGTCTTGGTTGGAAATAAAGTTTATTTTATTACCAACACCATCAGTGTACTCCCAATTATTTTCTCGGTTAACAACCAATTCTAATGGCGGTATAATACCATAATTTAATAAAAATAACTCAACCTCTAATTCTTTTATTTCGGTTTCTTGAGATTTGGACAGATATCTTATCACATCATAATTATCCGGATCATCATAGATCCCTTCTCTTATTGTATCCTCAAAATATTCAGCCACCTCATCACCATCAATATAATAAGATAAAGTATTTTTATCAAAATTACTTAAATCATCCACCATATCATCATAATAAGTTTCAAGAGATTTATCCGCTTCGTATTCGGTACCAACCGCATATGTATTTCCATTTGTATCATCATGAATTGATCTAAATGTATCCATCTCATAATGATTATAACCGGTTGGGATTAACCCGTAAACATCATTATTTTTAGATTTAAGTTCGTCAATATCATATTGTAACTCATCATAATCATTTGTTAATTCATCAACCACATCATCATCTGATTCAACATCAATCCTATCTTGGAGTTCCTCTAGTTTTTGTTCTAAACTTTTTAATTCTTCAATTTCATCTTCATCTAACTCATCAATATCACCCTCATTAACCATAAATCGGAATACCGCGTGAGCCATTGACCCAGTATTATCAGTATCGTTTAAATTCCACTCATCATCAATTCTTCTCTGATCAGCATCGTCTCTTTCTTTTTGTTTTTTACGTCTTTCAATTTCTTCCGCATATGGTGTACCATAATAAGACCCAATAAAATTGTATTTAACACCATCTAAACTTTTTATTTGTGTTCCGGCAATGGAGAGGGTACCAGTTATCATAATTTCACCTAAACTTTTTATTGGTTTACCAATCAAGTTTAAATCCCCATTAACTCTAATTTTTTTACCTTTAAACATTGGTAACTTAGGTATTGCCTGAGCTTGGTTTCCAACCGATCGTAACAATTTATAATACTGTTCAGGTGAAAGATCATAATAATCATTTTGATCTTCAGTTTCCTCAAATATTATAGTTTTTATTAGACCAACTAAATCACTTTCCTTTATCTCTACTATTCTTGACATATAATAATAAATATTCAATTCTTTACAAATATAATAATCTTTAGATATTTATAGGTAAATAAACCTAATAAAAACAAATGATTATGGGATGCGGATGTAAAAAAAATCAAGCACAAGCGGCACCTCAACCACAAGCACAACCTCAACCGGCAACACAAAATGCTACGGTTCAGGAATCTGTGAAAAAAATTGTTGAGAAATATTACAAGAATAAGTAATAGGTGTTATGCTAATTGTTGAGGTGGAGAATTATTTTTCCACCTTTTTTTATATTTATTAATTAGATATGGACTTAAAACGAATAATACAAAATTTTAATGACGGTGATTGGGACGATGTATCGCCTATATTTAATCGTAAAACTACCACATTTTTAAAATTTTTAAAAAGTAAAAATTTATTAGATAGAATTGATATAAATCAATTACCGGAAGATGATTTTCCTGAAATGGAGTTTTTAGATTCTTTAGGTATTTTAGATGGGTTAGAATATAGAACAGTACCAGATGAACAATCTAACAGATATCTTTTATATATGTTAGAAAAAACCCCATCGGAAACTTTAAAATTTATTTGCGATAACTTATTAACAGATGTTGAATTGAGGGGTGAGGATTATTATCTTAGATTAAGAGATAGAGAAGAATTATCCGATTTTTTTAAAGATTATAGTAGAGAAACATCACCTAAAGATGTGGCTAAAGCAGTTTTAGGTGAAGATTTGTGGGACCCATACTGGGACACAACTAGCGATATTTATACTGATGTTATTGAAGTTTTAACTAAGGAAAACTTGGCAGTTGTCTCACATTATATAATTGAACGTATTGGTAATCAGGTTTTATCAACAGATGATTATGACACTGAATTTTTTGATCAAATTTCAAATGAATCAGGGGAATTTACAATCACAACGGAAAATGTTGGGGAATTACTCAGAGATGAAGAATCAATGAAATCACTTCTTAATGATGATCTTAGCGATTTAAAACAAGAATTATACTCATTACACAATAGTTCATATAATTCAGCTTATGAAGGCGAAATATATTCTGATGTTATGTCAGAATTAGAAAGATTGTTTGTTGGTAATATAATTGAAGATAAATACATTCAAATACGAGATTTTTATAATGATGTTCACAAATTCCTTATCACGTATAAGGGATCTGGATACAATGATGAAAATCTTGACTACCATGGGTCATACACCAGTATTATTAAACAATTAATGGATGAAGATGAAATGGAGTATTTAGATTTTAGAATACCAGATTATCCTGACTACCAAGAAGTTAACAAAAATATAAATGATATGTTAACCTCTTACATTTAAGTAAAAATACCTTAACTATTTATATATTCATTTAAAATCCATATCAATTGTAAAAAAAAGATATGAGATTAATTAATAAAAATTCAAAAAGAGGCATTGTTAATCTATTTGCCGATTTCATTTTATCTAAAATTGATAAAAATAAAAATTCAATTATACAAGTTTCAGACGTAGGATCTTTTTATGTTGTAAACGGTATAACTACAAGTGAAACATTTTTAGATTTAAATTCAATTAGAGATGAATTTACAGAAAAATTTCAAGACATTCTAACGTCATTAGAAATAAAATCACTTAACGTTCTTGACATTATCAAATATAATCAAGAAATCGGTAATATTGAGAAAGGATGGGTTAAAGTTAATAAACACCCGTTTGTTGAAGAACCTGAACCTTTAAGTGAAATATCAATTAATTCTGAATTCCCCTACGGTCATAGTTTAAACTGTGGTAGATTAATGGTTTACTACACCCACTATATGTTTAACCAAGTTTATAGTACAATAATGACAGATGAGGTTCACTTTTTCTTTAGTAAGAAAATTGATACTAATGAGGATTTTAAAATTAAAATAGTGACAGATAAAGGATTACATAAAGATATTATTAAATCTTTAATATTAGACCTATTTGACTTTGATTTACAGGACTTTAAAACTAAAGTGGATGGATATGATATAATTCAAGATATATTAGATCCTATGGGAGAAAAACCATATCTTATCCAAGATAGATTGGAAGACGTTATTGTCTTCTAATCTATCTTTCAAAGAATTCTTTAATGATTTTAGCACCCTGATTGATATCTTCAAAATCTCGGTCAGGGGCAAATAATCTAGTAACAGGATTATCCTCAGGTGATTCAATTAACATAAACGCAGGAACAAACTCATTTTCTGTTACTTCAACAAATAAGTTATATTCTTCCTCATATTCGTGTATGTCACGATCAACATAATCAATACCCTCTTTGTCTAACATTTCTTTTAACATATGACAAAAAGGACATTGCTTCATCGTAAAAAGAACTACAACCTTATCCATTAATTAGTTCAGTTAACATACCTTTTAGTTGTCCTTCGTTAAGAACACCAACTTTTGTGTCAATAACTTCACCAGAATTGATTACCTTAATCGTAGGGATACTTCTAATACCTAACGACGCACCAACTTCTTTATTTAAATCAACATTCATCGTATACATTTGTACGTCAGATGTATTTTCAGTTGAGATTCTTTCAAAGATGGGTTTCATCATTTTACACGGTCCACACCATTCTGCCCAAAACTCAACAATAAGTTTTTCACCTTTGTTGATTTTTTCTTGTAATTCTACACTCGTAATTTCCATTTTTTTTACTTTAATTTTAATAAATTTTTTATGAAGAATTTTACCTCTTCTAATTGATCAACATCATAATAAACTCTAACACTAAAATTTAATTCTGTTGAAGTAATCTTAGATAAATATATATAAAAACCAGATCTATGCTTAAAAATTCCTTCATTATATTTTATCTCCCCATTGTACTCATCCCCATTAAGATATTCAATATCAAATTCTTTTTGGATTAATAAATCAGGAGTTAAAATAAGATGACTATTAACTTTTATTATACCGTATAATTTTTGGTGTTTATCTTTAAGGATCCCCAAAAAGTCATTTTCCTTTAAAAAATATTTATCTTCCATAATTTAAAAAAGGGGTCCGTAGACCCCATAGTATTTACAACATCGCTTCAGCAGTTTCCCAAAGTTTTGTATTAACATAATTCAAAGATGATATGTTTTTCAAACTTCTTAAACTTGATCTACGACCTGTTTTTGTTTTATACTCAATACCTCCTCGGACAAATTTTTCCTGAACCATATTGAATGTTGACCAAAGGTCATCGCCAGAATCCTCGTGTCTCAAAGGTGTTAAAATTTCTTCAATGTTTAACTCTGCTGGTACGGAACCCATAGCCCATCTAAACTTAGAAGATTTCTCAACAAAATCAATCTTTTCATCAATTGTCAATGTTTTTGCCATCATTCTACCAACAGAATGTTCAATCTTAGGTAATTTCTTACTGAAACTTTCTGTCAATTCTTTTACCTCATCTAAGGTAAATGCCTTATGACGGATATTAAATCTTTCAGAAACAGAAGTAGGGACAACAAGACCATTACTACAAACTAAACGGTAAAGACCAGCCCCCAAAGAAAATCCTGAAGTACCATTGTGTGAGTTACGAACAATCGCCTCAACTAAAGTATCCCCAACTGCCGGTAATTGTTTGTTACGGAACTTAACCTCATGTAAAGCATGAATACCTCTACCCGTTTGATGAGCCGAAGAAACATCCCAACCTTCTCGTATAAAATATTCAATTACCTGATCCGTAGGTACGAAAGAATATTTGTTAGTTAATTTACTTGAAGGTTCTGTTGCGAACACCGATGGTGCCACTTGTTTAATTAATTCTGGTGTGTAAATCATAAGTATAAAATTTAATTATACCACAAAGATAATGCTTTTTTTAAAAACCACAATAACTTTTTTACTTTTTTTTTAATTTAAAAATATATCTCCGAATTTTGTTTTCATTATATGTTGTTCAATCTTTTCAATTGATCCTAACTTTTCTGTTAATTCAGGTGCCTTTAACTCTAATACAATATCTAAAATTTGTTGTTTAGTTAAAATAAAATCTTCACCTTTTTCAACATTCTCTAATGACTTTTCTTTCATTTTTTGAAAGAACTCCTCTTTTTGTGCCGTTCCGACTAAATCCATAAAATCACTAGGATTGCTCTCAAAAAAAGTGATCATTTGACTTATATAAATCTCAACATCTATGTTTTTCATATTTTATAATTTAGAACCCCATTATTCCGGTACAGTGTTTTTTCATATCTTCAGGGAAGTGTACATACCAAAATTCTCCCTCCATTGTCATGTTTTCCTCTAATTTTTCAGGTATTCTAATATTAGGATCCGATCCCATAATTGAGAAAAACTCCAAACAAGTTAATTTACTTAAAGATTCAGGTAAGTTATCTAACTGACTATTGTTCGATAAATTCAAAAATGATAATTGATTACAATTTCCAATACTTTCAGGTAATGACTTAATCATGTTATCAATTACCAACGTAGTAAGTTCAGTAAATCTTCCTATTGACACAGGTAAGTCCATTGCAGTCGCATCATTTGTTCCGTTTTCCATAGTAATTACGTTAATATCATTAGGAATGGATTCAAAATACCCCTCAAGACCAAATAAACTAACATATTTAGATGCCGTATCTGTAGGATATCGTAAATGAACTCCTGTTCCCCCCATTTCTCTACTAGATTCTATATCTTTATCTATCTCTTTAAGTAACTCTTGACCATATTTTTCCTTTAATTGTTTCATGTATGGTCTCATTTCTTTAGTTTTTATAACTTCAATATCAGTAGTGGTTAATTCACCTAATAATTTATTAAGTATTTTTTCTTTTTTCTTTGAGATATAATACGATAATACACTCCCTTGTAATTTTTTGACCATTTCTCCACTTAACTCAGTTCCTAAACCAATATATTTCTTTTGTAATTCTTCTGGTAAATTACCAAATATTACGGCCCCATTACTCATATTACTAAAGTCAGGACCTCTTAATTCCATCCATAATTCAACTTCTTCAAAACTACCCAACTCTTGTAATGGGTTATCAGTTGTTAAGTTATAAGATTTGTATCTCTGCATTTTTTCTTGATCATCATTACTAAATGGTTTTGCTTCAAGATATTCTTTTTTACCTTGTAATGCAGGAACTTTTCTAGTAATTTCATCCCAATCAATTTCTTGTGCTCCAGCAAATCTACCTGAATTGGTACCGTCCGCTAATCTCATTCCTCCATATCTATCAACAAGAACAACAACAGCATAATTAACATCCGATTCAGGTAAATTCTTACTAATAACATAGTATAATGTTAAGTTTTGATTTAACCTATAATTGTAGTAATAATTACTTGATCCTTCCCAAGATGTGCACCATCTTCTATCCGGAGCGTGTTTTTTTCTAATGTTAATACATTTTTGTTTTTCATCAGGAGCAAAAATCAATACATTATCATCCTCATATGCAATATCAATGTCATCTAATTCAATATCCGGTAAACTATATTCATCTTCACTCATTGGTGTGTAACCGTCAACCAAATGTTCAAATTCATCAAATGTCATAAACGCACTTAATTTAGCATTTAATGGAATTAATTCAAAGTGACGTATAAATCTTTTAACCCTTGGTAATATTATGGTAAGTGGATCATCATCTGTATTATCTTTCGAAAACTTTTCCGTCATCCTTTTTGTTAACTCATTTTCCCCTCTTTCATTAAATTTAGAAAAAAATTTACCAACTAAATCACTCAACTGAGATGGGTTAAAATCCGTTACGTCTTTTTTAAATAATTTTTGTTCCGGAAATAAGGTTTTTAACTCAAAATATTTTTTAATATTTGTTTTTACTAACTGTAAATCAGCGCCTCTGTGTTTAGTGACAAATTCTTGAGCAATACTTTCAAGATCTTTTTTGGTTTTTTGCTTTGTAGATTTATCCGCAACAAGTTGTTTAACTCTGTCATAACTATGTTTGAAGATATCCTTATCCTCGTTATCAAACGCTGCCTTAAATCTTTCAAAATCAGATATTGTTTTCTTGATTTCATCCTCAGTTTCATCAGTTTCCTTACTAAACTTATCCAACAATTTTTTTATCGTAGATTCAGGATACTCCAATAATATTTTTTTTATATTTAAGTTTTCTTTAATAACTTTTGATAAAATTCCTACTAACTCCATATTAACTTTTTTTAATATAAATATCTAAAAATTGTTGTTTAATAAAGATAAAATCTTCACCGTTTTTAACATAAATTTTTCTTATATTTTATAATTTAGAACCCTACCATTCCGGTACAGTGTTTTTTCATATCTTCAGGGAAGTGAATTAACCAAAAATCTTCATCTGGTGTCATATATTCTTCTAATTTTTCAGGTATTTTAATGTTTGGATCTGATCCCATAATTGAGAAGAATTCCAAACAAGTTAATTTAGAAATAGATTCCGGTAATTTATCCAATTGACTATTATTAGTTAAATTTAAGAATGACAATTGTCTACAATTTCCAATACTTTCAGGTAATGACTTAATCATATTATCTATCACTAAAGTTTTAAGTTCGGTAAATCTTCCTATTGTGTCAGGTAATTCCATAGCAATTACATCATTTGATTTATTTTCCATGTTAATAAATTCAACATTATCAGGAATAGAATCAAAATATTCCTCAAAACCAAATAATGCAATATATTTAGACGCATCATCTTTAGGGTATTCTAATTGAACGAATGTTCCCGTATCCTTAGAAACTAACTCCTGAGAGTATTTTCTTTTTAATTGTCTGAAATAAGGTCTCATTTCTTTGGTCTTGATTGTTTCAATATCACTTGACGTTAACTGACTCAATGTCTTTGTAAGTAACTTCTCTTTTTTCTTTGAAACGTAATAAGACATTGCCCCGTCTTTAAGGACCTTAACCATTCCACCACTTAACTCAGTTCCTAAACCAATATATTTCTTTTGTAATTCTTCAGGTAAATTAGCAAATATTTCAACACCGTTACTCATATTATTGAAATCAGGACCTCTTAATTCCATCCATAATTCAACTTCTTCAAAACTACCCAACTCTTGTAAAGGATCATTAGTTTGTAAGTTATACGATTTATATCTTTGCATTTTTTCTTGATCATCATTACTAAATGGTTTTGCTTCAAGATATTCTTTTTTACCTTGTAATGCAGGAACTTTTCTAGTAATTTCATCCCAATCAATTTCTTGTGCTCCAGCAAATCTACCTGAATTGGTACCATCCGCTAATCTCATTCCCCCCCATCTATCAACAAGGACAACAACAGCATAATTAACATCTGATTCAGGTAAATTTTTACTAATAACATAGTATAATGTTAAGTTTTGAGTTAACCTATAATTGTAGTAGTAATTACTTGATCCTTCCCAAGATGTACACCATCTTCTATCAGGAGCGTGTTTTTTTCTAATGTTAATACATTTTTGTTTTTCATCAGGAGCAAAAATCAATACGTTATCATCCTCATAAGCAATATCAACATCCTCTAAATCAATATCCGGCAAACTATATTCGTCCTCACCCATTGGTGTGTAACCGTCAACCAAATGTTCAAATTCATCAAAAGTCATAAATGCCGTTAATTTAGCATTTAATGGAATTGATTCAAAGTGTCTCACAAATCTTTTAACCCTTGGGAGAATAACCGTTAATGGGTCATCATCCGGATTATCTTTCATGAATTTTTGGGTCATTCTTTTTGTTAATTCATTTTCACCATTGTCATCAAATCTACTAAAAAATCTGCCAACTAAATCACTCAACTGAGATGGGTTTAAATCGGTAACATCTTTTTTGAATAACTTTTGATCAGGGAACAATGTTTTTAACTCAAAATATTTTTTAATATTTGTTTTTACTAATTGTAAGTCAGCACCTCTGTGTTTAGTAACGAATTCTTGTGCGATACTTTCAAGATCTTTTTTAGTTTTTTGTTTTGTGGATTTATCCGCAACAAGTTGCTTAACTCTGTCATAACTGTGTTTGAAGATGTCTTTATCTTCATTATCAAATGCCGCTTTAAATCTTTCAAAGTCAGATATCGTTTTCTTGATTTCATCCTCAGTTTCATCTGTCTCTTTAGTAAACTTATCCAACAATTTCTTTACTGTGGATTCAGGATACTCCAATAATATTTTTTTAACGTTTACGTTTTCTTTAACAACTTTTGATAAAATTCCAACTAGTTCCATATTGACTTTTTTAATATAAATATCCAAAAAATAAAAAATTTAATAATTCATTATAAGTAACTCCTCACCCATATTTTGTTTCTCACCTTTCTTAGCCGACGCCGCCTTTGCAAACTCTTTTCTAACCCAAGTATATTTATCCTCAGGGAACCATTCACTAAGTAAATCAAAGTCATAATAAGATAATGAAAACTTACCTTTAACCTCATCTAACACATTTGCTAAACGCTCATGATCGTCACGATCAAAGTCGTGGTTTGAATAATAGTTCTCCGTCTTCCAATATGGTGGGTCCAAATAAATGTATGTTGATGGTGAGTCGTACTTATTGATTACGTCCGCAAAATCCATGTTTTCAACATCTGTAATCTTTAAGAAATGATCTACCCAATCAGGTTTCATTAACTTGTCTCTAAAGGTAAGGTATTTTGACTTATATTTTCCTTTTAAGTCAATAAATTTTGACGTTTCTGGTTTTGACCCACTAAAAACCTGAGTTAACACGTAAACATATTTTGCCGCCGCATCATAATCAATTCCATCAATTTTGAATCCGTCATTAAATAACTCGCTTTGGAAAGAAACAAATTGTTCACGATACATTTCAGGTGTTACCTCATTACCAAATTTTTGACAGTCAATTGAGTTGATTGATCTTAATAATTCAGTTGGGTTTTGAACACACTTAAATAAATTGTGGTTGAGTGGGTTAAAGTCGTTATACACAACTTTATTTAAATTGGGGAATTGTTTCAAATCCATGTTATAAAAACACCAAAACATACCCCCAAATGTTTCAAGATATGTTTCCATATTTTTATCATAGAAAGGGACAATCCACTTTCCAATTTTACTTTTACCTCCAATATATGATAGCATAATTTTTTTTATTACAAAAATAGTTATTTTATGTTTATATGTCAATTAATAGTATTTATTATTAATAAAAAAGAAATATGGAAGAAGAAATGAAAACTGAAGCAACTCAAGTAACCGGATGTAGAAAATGTAATCAAACCTCAGGAAAAACACAAAGATTTGTTTTTATTGCCGGAGGATTAGTTTTTGGATTATCAATTTATGGTTTAGTGTCTTTAATATATGACATTAAATCTTTATTCTAACCTCTATTGTATTTCAAATATTGATTAATTAACAAATCACCTTGTGGTTGATATTTGAAACCTTTGCCCTTAACTCTTAACGGCATTGAGGTATCAATATTATTAGGAAATTTAATACTCATTGATCCATCTGGATGAGGTACCTCAAAAGACCCTTTTTGGAAATCCTCAATACTTAAAAACGCATTATAAATTAAATTAGGTCCATCCTTTTCAAAATTACCTTCGTTGATTGATCTTATTCTTACCACCAAATTACCGTAACCCCCATTTCTATAATCACCAAGTCCTTGTAATCTTAAAAATTGCCCGTCATCAATACCATGTGGTAATTGTACTTCTATTGTATTTATTGCGTTTTTAGCCCCTTGACCACCACACGCATAACAAGCGGCAGTTGTTATTTTTCCAACACCGTTACAAGTTCCACAAGCAACCTGTACAATTTGGATAAACATACCTGAACCCATTTGTTTAACTGTATATCCTTGTCCTCCACAAGTGTGACATACTTTCTTTTCACCACCTGTTCCATTACAAGGGTTACATTTATCCTTTCTATTATATGTTATTGTTTTCTTTCCACCTCTATAAGATTCTAATACACCAATATGAACATCAACAACAGTATCGTGAACTCTAGTTTGTTGTCTACGATTACCACCAAACATACTGTTCATCATATCTTCCATAGATGCCCCACCAAATCCACCCATGTTACCAAATGGATTGTTTTTTTGTTGATCATATTGCCTACGTTTAGTTTCATCACCTATCGTATCATATGCCGTTGAGATTTTTTTGAACTTCTCTTCATCCCCACCTTTATCAGGGTGGTTCTCTTTTACTAACTTTCTATATTCTCTTTTAATCTCCTCTTGGGTTGCACTTTCATTAACCCCCAAGACACTATAATAATCTTCCATATTTATTTTAACTTATTTACACTTATATTTAACAGATATATAATAATCAAAATGGATAACTATATAATCGTATTGTTTAAAAATAAAACAAAAAAGAAAATTATCAAGAAATTTAAGACATTTGATAGGGCTAAAAAATTTTATGATAATTTAGTTAAGGAAAGTCAATCGGTTATATTTGGAATGAAGACGGAGAATGGTAAACCGTGTGAATATGAAATTGGTTTTTTGGAACGAGTAATTGCTCACAGACCTTATTTTGTGAGAGACCAATTTGGTAGACAAATTAAAATTGATCTTGATGACCCTGATTTTAACATCACGGTTATTAACCAATACAATAAAGAAGAATTAATATATGATGTTAATAAATCAAAGAAGATAACCGTTCCCACATTATTAAAACAATACTTACCTAAAGTTGGGGTTAAACTAATATCTAAACTCAACAACAAAATTGTAATACAAAACGATGATAAGATATCTCTTTTTTCACTTAAAAGTGAGGATGATTGCGATAGGTTAATGGATTGTCTTTCTTCCCATATGTTAAACGAAGGAAGGATTGATTGTCTTTTGGTTAAAGATTCTTCAAAAGAACAAAAGAAATATATGTATGATCTTTTGTCGGAAAATGGTTATTCTAAATCAGTTCTTTACCGTAGATTTACCACGTATAAGAGATAGTACTTTAGAAAAAAACCCTTGTTTTTTAATTTCTTTTGGTGGTTCAACAATTTTAAATGTACCATCCAAAATAAAAATAACTTCAACACCGGATAGATCAATTTTAAATTGTTTAAACCCTTGATCTATTTGTCTAAAATTTGATTGTACTTTTTTAAAATCATCAAAAGGCAATTCAAGAACTATAGCACTTTTACCATTTGGAAATAATGTTTGTGTTGCATCTGTTATCATTGCCAACTTTTCAATTATCCCATCAATACTTTTTTGATCTTCTGCCATATGGTTAGTTTTATTTCCTTTTTAACAGGAATAATATCTTCTTTATTAATTTTTTTAATTTGATTAATGAAACGATTTTTTTCACTTATCAAATCAATTTGGTCTTTTTCAATTTCATTATTTAGCCATTGTTGCATTCCCTCCAACCGGCTTGATGGTTTCTTCTGTGTCATCTAACATAATTTTTTCTTCAATGATTTCAAATTTTAATGCTTGTAGATCATCTAACTTTTCTTTTTCAAACATCTTTTTAAGTTCATCCACCTTTACTTGGAATAATTTTTCTTTTTCTTCTCTTTCCTTATTATATGCAATTATATTTTTAATGTTTGATATAATCTCATCAACTGATTTTTCATCAAATTCTGAAACAAATGAAAAGAATCTAAACCCTTGTTTAGATTTATCATTTTCAACCACTTTTTCCTCATTCACATATTTTTTAGGTAATTTCCAATTATCGGGAAATTCAATATCAAACGATAAGTATGTCTTTAATTTCCTAACCGATTGTAAATATGGGAATAATATTGTAAATTCCTTAAATAAGCTCATTTATACTTGTATTAAATATGTTATTATATAACTTAATGCTAAACCGTTGAATAAAATCTCCTTATTACTTAAAACCATTCTTTCAGGATTTGTTTGTAATAAGGAGATAATAAATTTGAACGTTGTTCTCACCAATAAGATTGCCGAGAAAACAAAAACAAATAAATATATTGTATTAATATTAGTCATTTTTTCTTGTTTCCAAAATCTCACCTCTAAGTGTTTGTAACAACGCTTTCAATTCTTGTGATGTTTTTCTAGCACGTGTTCCAGCACTTTTATTACCACCGTAGAATTTAGTTACATCAACATTTAATTCTTCTGTCAATGTTTTAATTTTTTCTAAAGTTTCCATTGTTTAAAATAATAATTGTTTATTTTTATATAATCAAATCTAAATCAATAAATGTCGTTTGTAAATACTATAAGAGTATATTTTTATCTAACGACTTATATATACTAGATATCATATCTAAATCAGATTTTGTAAACGGTTTTTTTCTATCAAAAACATCCGTAAAAAAAGTAGGTATAGAATTCTTTATCTTATCCTCTTTTTGTAAATAAAATATCTCCATAAAGAAATCTAAGAAGTAATCAAGATGATCTCCCTTTTCATTAAAAATGAGGCTTTCCTTATTAAAATTTTCTATTGTTTTTTTCCAACACCATTGAAAATGATTTTTCTTGTCCTCATCTGTCATGTTGATCTTTGTTTCAGATCCGTTGTCGTCATCACCCAAATATGTCTCAACTATCAAATAATATAGCGAAAAGGTGAAGTCATAATATAAATCCATTTTTTCAGGAATTATATTATTAATCCTAAACCAAATGTCAACATCTTCAGGTTTCATTGGTTGGGTTATATAGTTAAAAAAATTCTCCATAGATTTATGTCTATGGAGAAATTATAATAAAGTTATGATATATGTAAATTATTGGGTCTTTTGGTTATATCCAATTAAACTTTTCATTCTGTTAAACTCTTCGTTTAATTTTTCAGTTTTTTTGTTATCAACACTCTCAAGTTTAATATTTACACCACTACCTGAATTTTCACCAGTACCGTCAGTTACAGGTTGTTTTGATTTTCTATATGCCGTTTCTTTGGCTTTGTGGAATTTTTTAGCCTTTTGTTTCTTAACCAATTTTTTACCTAAGTCAGTTTCTTCACCATTTGCCCATTCAGGGTTGTTTCCTGTTCTTGAGGATCCTTTAATGTTGTCAGATACCCAATCTTCATCATATGTGATTTCTTCAGGTACAAAATCCTCCAAACCAGGACTCATATAATCATCTAAAAATTCTTTCCCACCATCAGACATAACATAAGCCTTTTTACTCATCTTTTCTAATTCACCATTACCTTTAGGGAAATGTTTTGGATCTGTCGTAAATTTCTCTTTAGACCCATCTTTCTGATATTCAGTAATTTTCTTTGTGAATTCTTTCATGTAATCTTTATTCTCTTTACCGGATCCTTTATGTGCCTTTTCATAAGCCTCCAAACCAGCTGGTGTTTTACCTTTTTTAATATTATCTTTTTCTTCCATGATAATTTGTTCTATCATGTCTACAATTTCACTTTCAGTAAATAATTCAGAATCATCACCTGATTGTAACTTATACAAAACCTCTTCTTCTAATGAAGAATTGTCAGTATATTCTTTATTACCCATCTTGAATTTACCTCCTTTAGGTGTATGTCTTAACTTATCTGTAAAAGCATTTCCTTCATGTGTCTCTTCTTCTTCCATTGAATATTTGTCTCCACACTCCATACATTCACCACGATTTTCTTTTGTTTCTTTTTTGTTTCTTAACATTTTAAAATCTTCACGATCAATCTTACCATTATGGTTTTTATCAATATTTTTTTGTTTACCAATTAATCTTTCGGCTAATTCTTCAATATCTAAATCATCTAAATCATTATCCGGTAATAACATACCAAAATTATCGTCATGGAATATATTATGTTGACTACCCTGACTATAATTGGTTTTACCCTTATAAGTAACATTCCTTCTTCCTTCCATATCTTTAAACTTTTTTGGGTTATACTTATATTTCTTACCAATTTCAAGATCATCCGGACCTATTTCTAAAACTTCACCATCTTTCATATAACCACATTCCATACATTGACCTTCAACCATAGGTGATCCACATTCACAAGTTTCACCTTCTTCAACATAATCAAATGATTTGCCAGGAGTAAAATTTAATTTTTCCATTACCTCATTTGCCTTATCTTCTAAAGTTTCGTTGAGGATTTTTTTCAACAAAACATCATAATATTTGTTATCTTTCATTTTCTTGTTTTTTATATAAATATCAATGTTTATTCAATTTTTCCATCTCCAAATAAATTATGTTTCTAATATAATTTTCTGTAAGACCATAAGATTCACTTATATTTGTAATTACCTTCCTTAATCCTTCATTTTCAAAAATTTTAAGTGCATTAATATCTCCCTGATTACAATAAGGAAATTTTTTACACTTTTTCTTAACTTGGACAAACTTACCACCAGGAATTTGTGTTTTACGGCTCGGTCCCCAATCTTTTTTCTTAGTTGACTTCGCCCACATCTTGGGACCTAAGTATTGACCCGATGATGTTGTACTAGCCCCTTCTTTTGTTTCAATCTTTTTTGGTTTATTACAAACACATTTAGATTTAACTCTATCACAAGAATCACAATACTCTTCTTCTTTCATCTCTTTGGACGTAAATAATTGACCTGAATAACCCCCAGCAGCCACCGCACCTTGTTCTTTTGTTTCTTCTTTATTACCTTTAGTTACTTTCAATAACGAATTAAGGAAATCATTAAGATCTGACGGATCTTCCAACATTTTTTTCAATTCAGCCCTTGTTTTATTTGCCGATAATTTTTTATTTTTTACCAACATTAATATGTCTTTTAGATCATTCTTATCTTTAAGAAAATCTTGAGGTTTTATTTTTTTCTTTTTTTCGTTTTCTTCAGCCATTGGTTGGAAATTTTTTCTTTGTTTAGCCAATTCGGTTCCGGTAACACCTATATCAATGGCATTTTTATTATATTCTTTCTTAAATAAATCAATTAAATCCATTATGAACTTTTGAATTTAGATTCCCAGAAACTTCTTTGCTGGTACATTATGGTATAAAACTCCCTAAATGATTTAATAATTAATTCTTTAACGTCTTTTTCCAACTTACCTCTTTTCATCTCCTTAGAGATTCTTTCCACCAATTTGTCCTCAAATTGTTTAGCAGTAGAAGATCCTAAGAAATCTTTAATTTCTTTTTTAATAAGTGTTTCAATTTCTCTTTTATCTGCCTGTGTTAATGCCATCTCAATTACTTACTACTTCGTATGTTAATGCCCCTATAATTACAGCGGAAACTATCTGTATGATTGTATTTTTTCTCTTTAATTTTTTGTTATCTGAAGTAAGGTCTTTATTGATGTTATCCACAATTTGAAACTTCTCATTTGTTTTTTGTATAATGGTTTCACTTGTTTTAACCTTTTCTTCCATGGTGGTAATCACCGATTGTTGTAAATCAATTTTTTTATTTAACTCAATCACTTCCTCCTCAGTTAATTTTAAAATTGCTGTAGTTGAATCTAATTTATTTAAATCCAACATAATTTGTTTTCCCACAGTATACGGTAAACAAATTTCAGTTGTATCTTCCTTCTTAATTGTTTGACCGAAAGAGGTAATCCCAATCGCCATGAATACTATTAATAATAAATTTTTCATTTTTTAAAAATTATATCTTGATCGTAATAAACTATCAACTTGTTTAGCGTTAGAGTTTTTAATTTCTTTACCTTTTTGTTCGTAGTAATTATTAACAACTTCTTTTTTAACTTTTATATTTGAGATTGTTGAATCTATCTTCAAAATCTCTTTATTGTATTCGGTTATTTTTTCATCTAACTGTTTCTGATATTCAATCATACTGTTAATATCTTTATCAAGTTGTTCAATTCTTTTTTTATCTTCCTTAGACATACCATTATCTTTACTTGTAAGATCATATATTAATAACCCAATTAAGAATAATAATATTGGTACCATAATATATTTGAAATTTTCACTTAAAAACTTTCTCATAATTCACTTGTTTCTTTTCTTGTTGATACAATTTTTGACCACTTTGCTTTGAACTTCTCATAATACGACTTTAATTTTGTCGACATTTCAGTAAATTCTTCATCAAGTTTAATCATGGTACCATTTATATAAACTCCATTTGTTTCGGCGATTGAAAAGAAAAACTCAATATCCAATTCTGTGATCTTACCTGACCACTCAACATTTGTTGGGTATAAATTTAATTTATTGAAGTCAGCCATTTCGGTAACTCCTTGTTTAAACTCATCCATAGTTTCTTGGAACGCTAATTTATCATCTGTTGTTAATTGTAAGTCACTTGTATTTTTACTGTGAATTACTAAAATCCCACCTGAAATTCTATACGCCTTTTTTTTATCTGATTTTATTTCATCATAATCTTCGTCTTCTTCAGGTTTTTCAGCGGTTTCATATTCGGTATCATCCTTAATTTTATCATCAATATCTTTCATTATATTAATTCCCGCATCAGGATATTCAACCGGTTGTTCCGTTAATAACCCATAAGTTTTTCTTATGCGATTATAATCTTCATTTAATTTATCACCCCCAATTAATTTTCTTGAAGCCGATAATAATTGTTTTAATTCTTCGTAATTACTCATCGTATAATTGTTTTATAAAATATTCAAAATTAAAAGCCGGACTAACATCAGTAAAATCGCTATCAAAATTACTTCTTGTCACAATACCTTCAACTTTTTCTACACCATTTATTTTCGTATTATGTTCAACACTTTTTAAAGGAATTGACGTTTCTTTTGTTATTTCAACACATAGTTTGGCAGTTAATTTTAACTGTTCCTCAACATAAGGTTGCCAAAAGAAATAATCTCTCCATTTACGTTCAAAAACCTTTTGATTATAAATATCCCCAATCCAATTAATGTGTGAATTTTTTAATGGTTCTTTTTCCAACCACCCTAAATTCTCTAACGATATAACAATAGAGTTCATATCAACCTTATCATTACCGTTATATTTACCATACTCATCGTTATCCAATAACTGTAAAATCTTACCTTCTCTGGTAACTATGTAGTTTGGTATCTTATCGTACTTACCGTTATATCTATATTTTAGTGATTGTAAATAATCCTTTACGTTTCGGGATGTGTTGGTTAGGATAATTTGTTTTTTGTTTTGGTTCTTCCCTACTGATTGGAAGTTCCCGTATTTCATCAGTTCATCCAACATTATTTTTAGTGTATCTTAAAACTTTAGGACCTTCTTGGGTCGTTGTTGTAGTTGTAATTTCATCATCTAACATTATGTCTATATACAAATCGTTAGATTCAAATAATTCCTCAACATTAGGAACTACCTTTCCCTTCTCCACAAATACCTCAACAGGAACCTCAACAATCTTCTCAACCTCTTTAATTACTTCAACAGGTACTTCAACTATTTTCTCAACTTCTACTATTTTCTCTTCAATAGTTACATCATCCTCTTTGCGTTTTTTATTTGCCTTAAACGCCTGATTGGTTGCAATAACTAATGTGATTGCCAATGGATCAAACACAAAGATCAAAATAAGAATAAATAAATTCGCAACTTCATTGAGACCCCAACCACTTAACTCACTCACATATTTAATCGCTCCAAGTTCATTACCCTCAATCTCTTGAGATTCCATGTCCAATATTTTAATGTCTAATCTAGTTATGCTGTCGTTCATTGCATCAATTTTACCCGACACAATATCTCGGTTGTCTTGAGCAGATTTTAACTGTTTCTCAAATGATTGTCTATTTGCATTATTTGCCCTTGTTACAATTTGACCTGTTTGTCTATCCACAGTTTGAGTTGTTGTATTACTTGATAACCCATCTCTCAACTTTGAGATGTCCTTATCCAATATTGTTTTTTCTTTAGTATACTCTAATTTGATCTCCTCAAACCTGTCTTTTTTAACTTCAATGTTTTTAATCTGTTTATCATTGATCTCTAATTTAGCAATGTTTGATTGGAATCCAGTACTTAATAAACCGTATATCCCTATTGATGTAATGACTGACAAAATAATTAATGCCATTGTTAAATAAATCTTCAATGCTCCGTAAGTTTCTTTCCATTTATCGTGTAAATAAGTTGCTATTGCTATCTTGGAAACTTCCAAAAACCCACCCATAATAATAACAGGTATAGCAACTCCCACAAACACTATTGATAGTCCAACCACACTGTAATATGCTGCCGTACCCGACAGACCAAGAGCACAGAATAATAAAAACCAAGGTAAAAATTTTTCTTTCATAATAATTGTTATGTGTTTATAAATATCAATAATAATATATTTATAATCATATGTCATCACTTAGGAACACAATATTAAAACATTTACTTATTGAGAAAACAATCGGTAATATGTCTGT